ATTTTATACTCAATAGTTAGGTAAAGGGGGTATTTATGGCCGAACAATCAAAATTTGATCGGTATTTTGAGGAACTTTGGGAAGCGGCTAGCAAACATCCGTTCTTTGATGCCGATTCGGCCCACTTGGTCATTGAAGAAGCCGCCCACCTCCGCTGTTCCTTGGATAATGTGCGGGCTACCATTGCCTGCCCAAGCACAGACATTGACGACACCATCACGATGGAACGCTTGGCAAACACTCTATCCGTAACTTACCAAGCCTGCCTACGGTCCATGGCCATTCCAACGATGGCCAGGGCAACTTCCCTGAAACACATCTCCGCTTCTATGGCTGAAACCATCCCAAAGGCCGGACAGCAGCCGGATGAAACGGAGAAAGAAATCTTTGGGGAATAAAACTTCCGTAAAGCCCTCTGAGCGGGCCATTAAATTTATTGAGAGCTATTGCACCCACACCGTGGGAAGCGATGCCGGGAAACCGTTTATCCTAGAAGAATGGCAGAAGGATTTGCTAAGGAAGTTTTTTGACACGCTGGATGAAAACGGGCAGCGAGTTTATCAACAGGTTTATCTAGAGCTAGGCCGAAAAAATGGGAAATCAAGTTTGGTTGCCTGCCTTGGTTTGTTTGCTCTTCTGGCTGATGGCGGGCAAGCCTCGGTGGTAAGCGCAGCTAGTGACAGGCAGCAGGCCAGGGCAATCTTTGACACCGCCAAAGCAATGGTTTTAAATTCGCCCGTGCTTTCAAAACGCTGTAAAGTAATGCAATCAGAAATCAAGGTTCCATCAACTAATAGCAGTTACCGGGTAATCAGTGCCGATGCAAAACGTCAGCACGGTTTAAACCCATCGTTTGTGATTTTGGATGAACTTCACTGCCTGCATAACGATGAGCTTTACACCGCCCTTAGAACCGCCGGTGGTGCCAGAAGGAATTTTAGCTTCTGGCAGATTACCACAGCAGGTAACTTCGGAAGCTTTGCTTGGCAGCAACACCAGTACGCCAGCAAGGTGCGGGATGGTGTGATTAAAGATAAAACATTTTTGCCGGTCATTTACGCAGCCGATCCGGACGGTGATTGGACGAGCGAAGAGCAATGGAAAAAAGCCAACCCAAATTACGGTGTTTCCATCCTTCCAAAGTTCATGCACGACCTTTGCAACGAAGCGAAATCATCGGTTGAAAAGGAAATTAACTTTAAGCGTTTCCATCTTAACCTTTGGCCCGGTGCAGGCAGCGGCCCCGTATGGATTCCGATGGATAAATGGGATCGGCTGGAAAAGCACCCACGCCAGGAACTGATGGAACGCCTCGAGGGCCGTATTGCCTATGGTGGCCTCGATCTTTCCAGCAAGCGGGATATGACGGCATTTAGTTTGTATTTCCCGCCCACTTATGATGAGCATCACGCAGGATATTTTTTGAACTGGCATTGGGTTCCCAATTATCCAGCCGACTTTGCCGAGCGTATTTTTGCCGCTGCGCCAATGTTAAAGGATTGGATTTCCAAGGGTTTTATCAGGCAACAGGAAACACCGTGGATAAACCAGAGTGAAATTGTAAGTGATATAGTTGAAAGTTGCAGTAAATTCCAAGTACACTCTATTGGTGTGGATGAATGGAATCATGGCGACGTAATCGGAAAGCTGCAAAAAGATCATGGGATAGAAACGCTGGCATGGAGGCCGACCCCACGAAATTGCAATTTTCCCATGAAGGAATTGGAAACTTTCATTCAGCATAACCGGGTAGTAGTCCAAGAAGATCCAGTATTAAGGTGGCAAATATCCAACGTGGTTTGCACTAGCGATAAATTTGGAAACATTGGAATTGATAAAAGCCGGGAACGGGAAAAGATTGATGCAGTTTATGCCATGATTGTTGCCTTAGGCCGCTTCTTGGCAGTTGGTTCCGATGCCGATTACAGCTTTATGAATGAGGGCATAACCATACTATGAATATCATTGAAACATTTCAGAGGTGGTTGCGTCCGGTTGGGAAATATGATGCCGCTGTTTACACCGATGCGCCTTCATTCAGCGGTGTTAGTGTGGGCGAACAATCGGCACTTTCATCATCGGCAGTCTGGGCCTGCGTGAATTTGATTGCCCAGACCGTAGCCACCCTGCCATTTCGAATTTACCGCAAGGGCCAGAACAATAACCGGCAGCAGCTTGAAAACAATCTGGATTACGTTTTGAATTATGAGCCATCTCCAGATTACCACGCCTTTACTTTCAAGGAATTGATGACCGCATCGGCAACCCTTCACGGTAACGCCTACGCCGAAATTGTGCGGGATTCTTCCGGGGCGGCAACTTCGCTTTATTACATCCCTGCAACTCAGGTGCAACCCTACTGGGATACCGTCACGGAATCGGTGTGGTATGCGATTTACCAGGGCGATTACCGGCACTCCGAACCTTATATGGGCCTGCCAGCAGCCCGGATGCTTCATCTGCTTGGCCTTGGATGGGATGGCTTGGTGGGTTATTCGCCCATTCATTTACAGCGAGAAAGCATTGGTTTACATCTGGCAGGGCAACGATACGGTGCCAGCTTCTTCAAAAACGGTGGGCGGCCTGCTGGTATTCTGAAATTCCCGAATAAACTCAGCCCAGAAGCCAAGGATAACTTAAGGCGTACCTGGGAAGGGTTCCACGCTGGCACCAGTAACACCGGACGAGTGGCCATCCTTGAAGGTGGTTTGGAATATTCCCAGTTGCAGATTAATCCGGACGAAGCGCAATTCATTGAAACCCAGAAATACAGCCGGGAAGAAATTGCTTCCATATTCCGGGTGCCTGCTTCCATGATTGGGGCCGCCGATCCTAGCGACAATGTGGAGGCGGTTTCGCTTGAATTTCTTCGTAGTATTCAGCCTTGGCTGGTGCGTTGGGAAATGGAAATCAACCGCAAGCTTATAGGGCGCATGGACGAATACTGCGAAGCGGATACACGCACTGTATTACGCACCGATCTTAAAACCCGTTACGAAAGCTACGCACTTGGAAGACAATGGGGGTTTTTAAGCGTTAAGGATATCCGAGAGGCTGAAAATATGCCTTCCGATATTCCGGGCATGGAAGAATATTTAAAACCCATGAACATGGAGCCGCTGGACGCTATGCCGGTGGAACAGCCAGCGCAGGAAATACCCAGCGCACCTTCGATAACAGCCCCGGCAGTATCACAACCAGATACTACCCTGCCTGCGGATAGAAACACCGAACGCAACCTTTACCTAGGTAAGGTGCTGGCCATCAAAATGAAGGAGCTGCGGAAGGTGGAAACCAACGACCTTAAACGGGCCACCGACAACCCCAAGCACTTTCTCCAAAAGCTTGACGAGATTCGCAACGATACAGAACGCCGACACGCTGAGGCATTTGAGCCGATTTTGCGGGCGTTTGATTTGGATGAGGCTGGGCGCATTTCCAAGGAACTTGCCAAAGATTTGGCCGATCAATTTCATAGTAAATTTCTCGATTTAAGCGGTAACTGCACGGCTAGCGAACTGGCTCAAACCATTGATTTGGCAGCTTCCGCATGGGTCAACAAAAACGCACTTTTGGAATTTCCCAAAGGAGAAACCAGCCATGGCTAGAGAAACTAGAGCAGCCCATGAATATCGTGCCGATGAAACGGGCAACACCTTAACTGGCTATGCTGCCGTTTTCACGGATGCAACCGGAGGAGTTGCCCTTTCGGAGGATTTAGGCGGGTTTCGGGAAATCGTGGCCCCTTCTGCGTTTGAAAAGCGGGCTGGCAAGGTGCTGGCCTATTACAACCACGATTCCAGCCAGGTATTGGGAAAAGAGGGCACCAACCTAACACTTTCCACGGATGCCAGAGGGTTGAAATTTTCTCTGGTGCTACCGGATACCACCACCGGGCGAGATGTACGGGAACTGGTCCGCAGCGGGATTCTTGGAGGTGTATCGTTTGGGTTTACGGTGCGTAAAGATTCCTGGCAAACGGTAAATGGCGAGCGCATCCGAACCCTAGAGGAAGTGGATTTATTTGAGATCAGCCCAACGGCAAACCCTGCCTATCCAGATACCACCGTGGCCCTTCGCAGTTTGGATGCCGATGCCAAGGCAAGGCAGGCGAAGGCAGTAGCCAGCCAAAAAGTAAAATTCTGGAAATTAAAGTTGAATGTAAAAGGTTAGTTAACTAACCTTATCTTACATATAGGAAATACGCCGTAGCGTAGATAGATTTTCCCTTGTGGGTAAATCCGTCTGCGCTTTTTTCGTTTTTAGGAGTTTAACCCATGGCTAAATCAGCCGAACAGATTCGGGAAGAGCGGGCAAACCTAGTTGCCCAGGCAGAAAACCTAACCAAAGAAAACAGGGAATGGACCCCTGAAGAACAAGCCAAGTTTGATGAACTGGCTAGCCGCATTCAATCCCTTGAAGCCGCTATGGTAGAAGTCGATTCCATGGAAGACAACAACAACGACCAAGCAGCCGCAGCCCGCAAACAAGTGGAAAACTGGAAGGCTTCAGCCCCAGTTGCACCAGCAGTTAAAAGGCACAAAATTTATGGCGGTGCGCCAAACTATGTGCGTGACCTTGGAGACAAGAGCGCAACCCAGAAGCGTTCTTTGGCACTCCGTGGCTGGTTGGCGGGTGGCAATCGTTCCGATTTGGTAAACGATGAAATCCGTTCAGCGGCTCATGATATCGGTTTCAATATTGATTCTGACCGCCTGAGCTTGGAACTGTTCCGCAATGCGCCAAAGAACAGCGAGGAAATCCGTGCCCAGATCACCAGCACCAATAACCTTGGTGGCTACTTGGTTCCCACGGAATTCGTGGCTAATCTTGAAAAGGCCATGTTGACCTTTGGTGGAATCCGTGAAAAAGCTTCCATCATTCGTTCAGCTAGCGGTGGCCCTCTCACCATGCCCATGGCAGACGACACAGCAAACGCCGCTGCAATCGTCGGTGAAGGCAGTTCCATCAGCGCAACCAATGTTACCTTTAGCCAGTTCACGCTAGGTGCATATAAGTATGCCAGCGCAGTGCAGGCTTCTTGGGAAATGATCCAAGATTCCGGTCTTAATCTTGAGGCCGAATTGGGCGCAATTCTCGGCGAGCGATTGGCAAGAGGCCAAGCGGCTCACCTTGCAACTGGTACTGGTTCCAGCCAGCCAACCGGCTTGGTGACTGGTTCGACCTTGGGTGCCACCCAGGCCACCAATAACGTTTTGGCCTACCAAGATTTGCTAAACCTTTACCATTCCGTGGATCCGAGCTATCGCCGCAACGCTAGCTGGGTGTTCAACGACGCTGTTTTGGCAGTGTTGCGAAACCTCACCGATGATGCGGGATTCTTGATCTTCGGTGGCCCTGCTCAGGGTGAACCAACCACCCTGTTGGGCCGTCCAATCGTTGTTTGCAACGACATGACCAGCGACCTTACCACCGCTGCTGGCAAGATCATCCTGTTTGGTGATTTGTCTGCCTATAAGGTGCGTGAGGTTTCCACCATCGAGTTGACCCGCCAGAACGAGCTTTACAGCTCCTCCGGTTTGGTTGGCTGGGTGATCCACCATAGACTTGATGCGAAACTTGCCAACGCTGGCAAGAATCCAGTTAAGCACTTGGTGACTATCTAAACCCTCCCCTGGCTGGGGGCCGTTTTCCTTTCGGCGGCCCCTGGCTTATTTACTTTGGTTTTCCTGAAAGGAATTTTAGCCATAATTCCTTTCAAAAATTAACCATGAATACACCCTCGTTTATCACGTCCGTTACCGTAGCCCCAGAGGTTCAGCCCATCACGCTGGACCAGGCAAAAAACCATTGCCGAATAACGCATAATGAAGATGATTCCTGGCTGCTTACAGCTATCGCAGCCGCCACACAGTATGTGGAAAAAACCTGCGAATTGGCTTTGATTACGCAAACACGCAAGACACTTTTAAAAGGCTTTGAAAACCCGTTTATTACCCTGCCATATGGCCCGGTGCAATCCATCAGCACCCTGAAATACCGAAACGATAGCGGCAGCCAGATAACGTTGGCCAGTAATCTCTACTACGCCGTTACTGACCATAACCCGTGCATCGTGCTGCCCGCCACTGGAACAAGCTGGCCTTCCACACAGGTTCGGATTGATGCCGTTGAAGTGACCTATATATGCGGCTATGGCCTGCCTGACGAAGTACCGGAAGCACTAAAAACGGCTTTACTATTGCTGGTAAATTTCTGGTACGAACACCGCAGCAGCGCAGAGGCTGGGGCCTACTCGGAAATTCCGTTCGGCATCCAGGCTATGCTGGCTTGTTTCAAAGCGGAGTGCTACCGATGACCACCGCTTCAGGAATGATGCGCCATCCTGTTTCCCTGGAACGCAGTACCACCACGGTGGACAGCGTAGGCCAGAGTCAAAAAACCTGGCGAGTGGTGGAACGGTTTTGGGCAAGGGTGGAAATCCAAAGTAGCAATGAAACACTCATTGGCCAACAAACTGGAAGCTACACCCAGTACGAGATAACTACCAGGAAAACGACAGCATCGGTAGGCGATCGAATACGCCATGGGGAAAGGGTGATTGAAATAGATTCCGTTAGAGAGATGCAATACGACCAAGGCCTTGAAACGCTGATAACCGGCGTAGAAAGGGTGGCGTAGGTATGGCGATTTCCATAGATGCCAGCGAACTGGCAGACGCAGTAAAACGGATAGGCGAGGTGCCAGATAAGCTACTTCGCAAGGGTATCCGCAGGGGTTTTGCTTCATTGTCCAAGGAAGTAATGACGAAGCAAAAGGCATCTTTGGAGCAATCCAAACGCAGCGGAAAACTTCGGAAATCCATAGGCCGAAAGATTTCCGTCAATCTCCCAAAAAACAAAGCTTATTTCGTGGTAGGACCACGGAAGAAACAGGAAGGCCAACCATCCAGATATGCCCACTTGGTGGAAAAGCCGACCAAAGCACACGTTATTAAGGTCACTCGTGGGCGTAACGCTGGAAAGACCTTTAACCACCCAGGAACCAAGGCCCAGCCCTGGTTGGCACCCTCCTACGCTGGCATCCAAGAAAAAGCCTTGCGAACCGTGGTGGATGAGATTGAACGCACCTTTAAGGAGGTGCTTAAGTGAGCATTTCGACAGCGATAGTAAGTAGAATTTCAGCCAACGTGGCTAGCCTTTCTGGAAAAATTTTCCCAGAAAACGCCCCAGAGGGTGTGGATTACCCGTTCATGGTGTATCAGTTGCAGACAGTGGAAAGATACCAGGATTTAAGTGGAACCCCTTCAACGTGCCCATCGGCTACGTTTCGTTTTTATATTTTTTCAAATTCACGCTCACAGGTGGAAATACTTTCCAACCAGGTGGGTGGCCTGTTTGACGGGTTCCGTGGCATGGTGGGAAGCCAGTTAATTTACACCAGTTCCTTTGATAGCCAAGAATCAAACGAGGTTTTTATTGAGGGTTCGGATATTCCGGTTTATAGTTATATGAATACTCAAACAATCCAATTTAAGGAGGATTGATCATGGCAATTTGCCCAATGGGAACAACGCTAACAATTACGGGTGGCAACCTTGCTGCCAGCCTTACCGTAAACGCAACCGAAATTACCCTGCCTTCCGTGAAACGGGGCAGCGTGGAAGTAACCACGCTTACTAGCCCGGATAACGCCAAGGAATTTATCCCTGGCCTTATCGAGGCTGGTGATTTTAGCTGTTCGTATTTTTTCCCTGGACCATTGGCAGCCGTGGTAAACACCCTAAAGGCTGCTTCAGCGGCTGATTACGAAGTTGATTTTTCCATCGGCATTCCAGACGGTGCCAACGGTGCGGTGGCTTCCACAATTACTTTCAGTGGCTTCTTTACGGAAACCGGGCTGGATACGATTTCAGCCGGAGACAACGTTATCAAGGGTAAATTAACGGCCAAAATCAATGGCCTAGTCACATACACCTTGGATTAACGATTAAGGGGAGGGTTTTTATGGATAAGTCGAGCTTTTTTGCTGCGGCTAAAGCCAATGTGAAAAAGAAGGAAGTTGAATTGCCAGGCATCGGCAAAGTTTTTGTTCGTGTCCTCAAATCAAAGGACCGGGATCAATACGAAGCTGATGTCTTTGGAGGCGAGAAATTTAATTACGACCACTACAGGGCCAAGCTGGTGCAGATGTGCGCTTGCGATGAAACGGGAAATCTAATTTTTGCCGCCAGCGATGTGCAGGCAATTGGCGACCTTCCGGCAAATGTGGTAAACGCAATCTTTCACGCTGCCGAGGAAGTAAACGGGTTTAACAAAAAGGCTTTGGAGCAAGCGGAAAAAAACTCCGAGAAAAGCCCGGCTTAAGGTTTAAATACCGGCTGGCCGGTCACCTTAAAAAAACGGTGGCCGAACTCGAAGAAATGCCTTCGGACGAATTAACACATTGGATGGCATTCAGCTTGGTTGAACCTTTGGAGGGTTACCGGATTGATTTGGGTTTTGCCCTGATTGCTGCCATCTTGGCAAATGTGAACCGTGACAGAAACTCCAAGCCGTTTTCAATTCAGGATTTTGTGACGGATTACTGGCAAGAGTGGACACAGAAAATTGAAACCCCACAGGATTTTAAAGCACAGATGATGGCCTGGGCTGCCTCGGTAGGGGTTAAAAAGGAACGTTAATCATGGCATCAGCTATTACCACAGCTTCGGTAAAAGTTGGACTGGATGCCAGCCAGTTTAAATCTGGCGTGAGTAATCTAAAAAATTCCCTTGGCGGAATTGATAACACATTTTCCAAGTTAGGAAAGGATCTGTTTGGCTTTATTAAAGGCAACGTAGCAAGCCTGGCCGGACTAGCTGGGCTTGGTGGCCTTGGTGTAATGCTTAAAAAAGGTTTTGACGCAAAACAAGTATTTGAAAAAAATTCGTTAGCCATCAAGGCTTTTGGCGATTCTGCGGGTGACTTAGATCCGCTTTTAAACACTCTTCGGCAAATTACCTTCAGAAATTCTGAAATGGGAGAAACAGCAGGGGAGGCAGCTAGAAAGCTGCTTTCTGCTGGTTATTCTGGCAAAGAAGCTGCCGCATTAATCAAATCTTTTGGTGCTGCTGCCAAGGCTAGCCCTGAAGAAGCAAAGATGGTTTTTGACAAGCTTACAGATACCATGCTTGAACTAAAAAATTCAGGGGTGGCACAATCGGCAGATTTTAAAAAGCTTCAAGAGCTTGGTTTGCCAGTGTATGACCTGTTGGCTAAACGCCTTACCGATGTTAATGGGAGGATGATAAATAGTGCAGAAGCTGCCGAAATGTTGCAACGTGGAATGGTCAGCAGCAAGGATGCAATTATAGCTTTAGGCAGTGCATCCAGTGACCCTAGAATAATAGCCCTACAATCAAGCATGAAGGCAACCTTGCCGGGTGCAATTGGCAATTTAAAGGGTGAAATTAATACTTTTTTTGCCAACCTTGTTTCTGGTTTTGATCAGGCAACAGGTGCAACATCCATCCTTGCCAACGGAATTAACAAAATTGCCGAGTGGATAAAAGCCCTTACTCCGAATGTTGAAACAACAGTAGCCATAATTAAGGAAAATTGGGAAGGCCTTGGAACCGTTTTTGCTGAAACTGGAAGCTTTATTGGCCAATCTTTTTTAGAAGGCTTAAAACAGATTAAAATATTCTTTAATGATTTTCCAAACATAGCCAGTAATTTAGGCCAATCATTTATAAATGGTTTGAGTCCTATAACTTCTTGGTTTTCTGAATTTATTAATTTATCCAGTAATTTAGGCCAATCATTTATAAATGGTTTGAGTCCTATAACTTCTTGGTTTTCTGAAAGTTTTAACAAAGTAAACGAATTGGCCAATCAATCCACCAGTTATCTTGGCAATATTCACAAAACAGCTAAAGGTTTTCTTGATGAATTCGGCAGCACATCGGAGACGGTCTGGAACAGTGCTGGTGAACTAATAAAAACCTATGGCCTTGATCTGGAAGGTACAACCAACATTTGGGAAGGCCTTTACGAATTAGGCTATTCATTCTGGGATATGCTAAAAGTCGGCTGGATAGGCATTAAATCGCTTGGAATTGAGGTAATAAACAGTTGGCTTGAAATATCGGAGAAATTTACAAAGAGTTGGGATAATGCAACCAATAGCATTGCGAGCGGATTAGCATGGGCTGGTAATAAAATTGGTTTAATTAGTGAAGACACTTTAAAGACACTAGAAGAAGATAATAAAAGCAGAGAGCAAAATTATAAACCTGATTTTGGGCGTGTAGATCAGATAGATGTTGCCAATGAAACGGCTAATGAGCTTGAACGGCAACGCATGGCCCGGGAAGAGCGTAAGCGAGGTTACCAAGAAAGATACCAACGCCAGCAAGATGAAATAAAAAATAAACCAACGGATGTTGGGCCAAATGCTCTTGAAAATGTTCAGACAGGAAAAGCTATTGCTGGTGAACTTGCAAAGGCGATGTCCCCAGCATTGATTACCAGGGGTGGTGCTGAAGAATATAAGTTAATGGTTGAACGTCAGCAGCAGGGATTAACAGCAGATCAGTTAAAAGAGCAGCAAAAAACAAACGGACTTCTTGACGACCTAAACAACAAAATGGATTCGCTGGTAAGCAAGACTGCAATTCCAGCTAATCCAATCATTGGCCTAATTGCTCAGGTTTAACCGTGGCCATCAAATCCGTTCGGGAAACGTTCCAGAATCGTACCCTGGCGATGGATGCCAAGTACCAGGTGGACGTTTCACGCCAGTTCATCGTCATTACGGATAACATTCAGGAAACCATCGTATCTGCCACCAGTGCCACCGACCCGGTTACCGGGGTGGCCATTCCAGCATTTGGCGACGAACACCCGGAATTTTCCCAAGCTACGATGGTTAGTGCTTCCGGAAAACAGGATGCCAATAACCCATTTATGTGGGTGATCGACTGCAAATATTCAAGTAATCCAGACTCAGCGGCTACGGGTGGGGCTGGTGGATCAACCACCAGCAGCCCGGAAGTATCGCAGCAACAAAAAGGCGTGGAACAGGTTAACCGGATTGAAAACCCACTAAACCGCCCTGCGGATATCCAGCTTTCGACTGGCTACATGAATTTTGTCCTGGCAGAGGATTTCAGCGCAACACCCAAGAAAATTGTAAACTCGGCCAAGGAACTGTTTTCAAATCCAACCATGTTTCGGTTCCCTTATTTAGTCGTAAACGCCAGCCGCAACCTAAACCCGCTTAACATCAGCAACCTTAATTACTACTGCGACAGGGTGAATAATGCCTCCATTACGCTATTTGGTGGCAACACGGGCATTAGCCAGAAGGTAATTCAAACCGGGGATTTGCTGATCGAATCTTTATCAGCCCAGCGAGTTCTGGAAAACGGTTACAGCTACTGGCGAGCCTCTATGAT